CACGGTTGGCTCACCAAACAGGTGTAACATGTTGAGCTCAAGGTACAGGCGTGAGTTGGGGCCCGAGTTGCCAATGAGTAGTCGGTTTGTCATGCCACCTGGAGCGCCCATGGTTTTGAGGTCCACACCGACCTGGCGACCAAACACGCTGACGCGCGAACCATTGACAAGGTGTATGATTTGGAGCATGTTCAGAAGACGAGCATTACCCCCCCTCGCACACATGTCAACAGATTTTTGGAACAATGACCCGATGTCACCAGGGAGTCCAATCTCAACTGGCTTCTCATGACAAAACGCCATTCTCCGCAGCGTAACCTGACCTCCCAAGCCCATCTTCTGGAGGAAGTGGACAACGCCCCCTGAAGTCGAATCGTCTACTGTACCCATCTTGAATCCCATCTGGAGCAAGGACTCATCCATGAGTATGACTTGCTCGAGCCACACGGGATACCCACTTTTGCCGATCTCATCTTTTTCCATGCGGACAATGAAGAACATGTCGTCACCCCACAGTCTCCAAGTCGAGAAGTCAACCTTAAGGACATCTTTCACGTGCTCACCCATGCCCTTTGCCACCACTGAGTTTGTGACTGCGGTTAACAGTGAACCGGAGGGAGTCGTGTCAGTGCGCGTGAGGATTGACGGTGCGCCTGGCACAGTTGAAATGAAGTAGATCTTGTCCCACTGCCGCAGACAGTATTCAACAATCTGTCCGTACGTCATTCCAAACCTGTCTCTGACGTCAGTCACTACACCGTACTTTTCCGAGGCCTGCACGCCAGCAATCATTGCGTCTCGAATCAGCTTGTCAATGTGTTGGTCCATCCTTGATGCGTCCGCGGCGATACACATCTTCGCGGGGTCATCAGCCAACTCGAGTGATCCATTGACGATATCAGCAAGGCTGTTGAGTGGGACACCAAAATCGTGAGCAAGGGCGTACACTGGGTCTCTCTTCATGAACGCCTTCATGCCATGATAAAATGCGGTGACCATCGTTTGCGACGGTATTGGCATGTTGTATACCATCCGCGTGGCTCTTGCTGGCACGTTCCTTTCACCCGTGGGGTACGGCCTGTCCGATGACGTCTTTGCGAGTACGTATCGTGGATCCAGGAACTTGGCTCCGATCAGATTAAGAATGTCCTTCCTGTTTGTGCTGACGCCCTCTTTCACATCACCCTCAGGAATGCTGGAATTCATTGACACAGTGTCATCACCAAGGAGAATGGGTTCAGACGTCTTCCATCTGATCCTGTCACCACCGCCAGACGTGGCCTTGCTACCCTCACGTGACTGCTCGTAGAGCGTCTTCATGTTGGGTACGTTCGTGCTGTCCATGCATTCCTTCATCTCGGAAGCTATCGCGGCGTGTCCACGTGTGTACTCTGATGTAATACCCTCTCTATACAAACGAACCGCTGCCGTGGCGTACCCTTCAGCTGGTACGGCCGCAGAACAAGACCTGGCAATACCCTCGTTGCTCCCTGTCCCAGCGAGAAATGTTAGGACGTCAAGCAACCTTCGGTTGTCTGGGGTGATGGCGTAGACATCTCTGCCAATTGGAGTCACACCACCGCCTGACCCCGACGCTCCGCTGCTGGAACGTGACACATCACCGTGGTATGTCATGAAAATGCCCATCAGGCCTTCCGTGAGGAATGGGTTGAGATCACAAATTGCCTTTGCCAGTGTCATTGGGTCGGTAGTTTTAAGTTTGAGGTTGTACGCGAGGAACCACCTCGCACGGACATCATCAATGAGGCGCATTTCAGTGGGACCGAGTAGGGGATCTGTGTTGTGCTGATCTACCCTGATAGAGGTTGGAACCTCCATCTTTACACTCGAAGCGAGCAGACGGTACATGCGAGTGGTAACGCTTGATAGCTTTTTGCCTAGCTGACCTGGCTGCGTACCAAGGTACTGGATCACACCACGGAAGTAGTTGTGAAAG